AACTTTACAACCTTTGCTTCAGTTAAAACTAAGATCGGCAGGGAGCAAGTAAAGCAAGGACAACTACAGGACAGAAAGCAATTTGAATTTGTTATACGGTACAGGTCAGACAAGAATATAACTGCTGCAAACCGCATACTATGGGGTACTAGGGTCTTTCAGATTAGAAGCGTTGTAAATTACAACGAAAGAAATAAGTATTATGTGATAACCGCAGAGGAAAATGTCGCGGCATGATTAAGAATAAAGCCCAGTTTATCAAAAGCTTAGAAACTAAGATGGCTCATAGGCCGGAGCAGAACATAAGACGGGCTATGGCTAAGTCAGGAATGCTTGTTCGCAATGAGGCAATTGATAGCATTCTTAGGGGCGTAAAAACTGGTGAAATGGTTACTCGGTATAACCCAACAAGGCAGCATCAAGTATCAGCGGAAGGGGAAGCTCCAGCTTCAGATACAGGACGTTTGGCTAATAGTATTGCTCACGATGTTATAAAAGAAGGAAACAGCTTTATAGGTCGCGTTATAGCTTCAACCGAATACGCAATTCATCTTGAGTTTGGCACTAATAAGATGGGTGCTAGACCATTTCTCAGGCCAGCATTACATGAGAGTAGCAAGAAGATACGCAATATATTTATGAGAGAAGGAATAATAAATTGACAGTCGGGCAGTTTCCTCTACAAACAGCGCTGTTTTCTAAGTTAAACAGTGATAGCAACCTAACCTCAACGCTTGGCGCGGGGGTGTATGATGATGTGCCACAAGGCAGCGCTTACCCGTTTGTGCAGATTGGCGATGATACAACAAGGGATTATTCTACAAAGGATGTAGATGGAAGCGAGACAACTATTAGCATTCATGTCTGGAGCAGAGGGCATGGAAGTATGGAAACAAAACAGATAATGGACAGAATACATACTTTATTGCATGATGTATCTCTATCCGTGACAGGATATAATTATATAAACGGGCGCTTTGAGTTTGCGGACGTTTTACGCGATCCAGATGGTATAACAAGACACGGGGTCATGCGATTTCGTGCAGTAATGTTGGGAACTAATTAACACAGAGGTAAGGTTATGGCGGCTCAAAAAGGTTCTGCCGTTCTCGTCAAAGTGGCTGTAAGCGGATCACAAACTACAATCGGTGGCTTGCGATCAACTTCTATCACTCTCAACGAGGAAATGGTAGACATCACAAACAAAGATAGTTCTAACCTCCGTACGTTGCTTCCAGCAGCCGGAGTTCAAAGCATCACCGTCTCAGGAAGCGGAGTATTTACTGACTCCACGGCTGAAGTTCAAGCCAGAACTAATTTTGGCGGTGCGGCCCTTCAAGCTATGTCTTTTGTCATTCCAGACTTAGGCACATACACTGGTAGCTTCTTGTGTACATCTCTGGAATATGCGGGAGAGTACAACGGTGAAGCGACCTACAGTATGACTTTTGAAGGCAGCGGAACAATATCATTCGCGGCAGCATAAGGTGATTCTATGTCTTGGGAAGATGTCAAAGTAAAAATAGAAGGCGCTGAGTACGATGGCAAAATGAGGGGCAATGAAATATTTGTCCCCATTATGGTTGAGGACGCAGAACCAACTATAGAGGTTGATGGCAAACCCGCGCAAGTTGAATCAGTCCGAGTAGATGACAGAGATTCTGTTGTCTATATAACGGTTAAAGCAGACGCTAAAAAGCAAAGGAGTAAGTCAGATGACAAACCCGTTGAAGGGCGAGATGACGATAAAGCTGGGGGAGGAGGAGTATAAAACTCGTTTAACTATTGATTCTATTATAAAAATAGAAGAGCAGTTAGATAGAGGTATACTCGGAATCACTCAAAGGCTGGCAGAGGCAGACATTAGGGTTCAGCATTTATGCGTAATCCTTTATCACGCCCTTAGGGGCGGGGGCAATGATGTTACCGAAAAAGCGGTTAAGGTCATTGTAGATAAGGTTGGTTTAGTTCCTTCTTGTCAAGCGGTTGCGGAATTGTTGACCGCTGCTCTTATGCGTCAGCAGCCAAGAGCCGATGCATCAGAATGATGAGATAGATTGGGCAAGGCTTTTTGAAGTATGCGTTGGGATGATAGGGATACCGCCACAACAATTCTGGGATATGACTCCAGTTGAGATTGCTTTAGCCATATCCGGCTTCAAGGAGTTTCATGGAGGCAAGGGTGCTGATCCTATGACTAAAGGTGAGCTAGAAAAGCTAATGGAGTTAAACCCTGACTAATGGCTACTACAGTTGATGAACTCATTGTCCAGATACGGGCTGATACTAAAGACTTACGCAATGGTTTAAATGGCGTAAAGAAACAGCTCGGCAGTCTGGATAAAAGCACAAATCAATCCATATTTACCTTTAAGCGATTGGCGGGTGTTTTTGCGGCACTAGGGCTTGTCACAATAGGCCGTCAGGTAATAAATACCTCTCGTACTTTTGAGGATTTAAACGCAACCCTAAGAGCAATTACTGGAAGCTCAGAGGGTGCAGCGGCCTCTATGGAGCTAATTACAGCTTTTACCGCTAACACTACCTTCCAGTTAGAAAACGTCACTAGCGCCTTTACAACGCTTCTCAATGCCGGAATTACACCAACTACAGATGTTCTTACTGATTTTGGTAATGTTGCGGCAGCTTTTGGCAAAGATATAACCCAAATATCGCAAGCAGCATTTAACGCCACAACTGGCGAGATGGAGATGCTGAAGCAGTTTGGAATTATTGCCAAAGTAGAGGGAGATAAGCTAGCTGTAACTTTTGACAATACTACAACGACTATAGAGCGAGACTCGCAGTCTATTATTGACTTTATACGGAAGATAGGCTCTGAAAAATTCCCAACAGCACTAGAAGAAAGAGCGAATACTGTTTCTGGATCGTTCTCAAACTTAGCTGATGCTACGTCAATCTTGTTTAATACAATCGGAGAATCCGGCCTCAATGAAGCCCTTACCAATGTTGCTAGAGGACTAATAAGCCTTGTTAATTCCTTGACCCCGTTGGCTTCTGCTTTAGGTGCTGGCATAAACGCTACTTTCAAAGCAATGGCAGCAAGTTTAGATGTCATACAGAAAAATGCTTATATTGCGGCTACGGCCTTCGGCGTTTTGTTTGGTCAGGCGGTTTTTAACAATATCGCGGCAATATCTGGGGCGCTTAAAGCTGTTGTTGTGAATATGATTGTAATGTCAAAGTCAATCATAGGTATAGCAAGAAGAAATCCCATGCTTTTGTTCGGCGGTATTGCTATTGCTGTAGCTGCCCTATCAGGAAACATGGAAAGCCTGAATGAAGGCATAAAAGAACAGGTAGAAGGTTTAGACGCAATAATTACTAGGGTTCCCCTTCTTGGAGACTTATACGAACAATTAAAAGGATCGCTAAGTCTTTTTGATGAATTTTTTGGAGGCGAGGATCAAAAAGCAGACTTTGAAGAGTTAAATGCTCAACTAGAAGAAGTGGTGGGGTCTACAGCAGGGGCAGCAGATGAGATAGGTGATAATGCTGCATTAGTGAAAGAAGAAATTGAGGCGATGAATGAGTCCATCATTAACTCAACTCAACAGATGACTAACACTTTTGTCACAGGATTAATGGAAGGACAGAACGCTCTGGAAGGCTTTAAGAATTTTACTAAGAGTCTCGTTTCTCAAATAATCTCAACATTTTTAAACTTGTTAGTTGTAAACAATATTTTAAATGCGATCTTTGGTCGTTTTGGTATGGCTCCCTTGCCAGCTATAAACAATTTAGGCTCTTTATTGGGCGGTGGTGGAGGTAGCGTAGGCGGAGGAGCTACAGTAACACCTCAACCCAGTGCGGCTATTGGTATTATGCGCTCACCGATTCCTCCTAGAATGACAGGCGGCTCAGTAACAAGCGGAAGACCTTACCTAGTCGGAGAAAGAGGCCCAGAGTTATTTACTCCTCATACTGCCGGAACAGTATCAAACTCTACAGGTTCAGAAGGTTCGCCTATAGTGGTAAATCAAACAATTAACTTATCCGCTGGCGTTGTTGGTACAGTCAGAACAGAAGTACAACGAATGCTCCCTGAGATAGCAAACGTGACCAAGCTGGGCGTGTTAGAAGCAACTAGACGGGGCGGGGCATACAGGAAAGGATTGCTAGGCACATGACCAAACTCATATCAATGCCAACAAGTCCGTGGTTTATAGATTCAACCTTTACGTTAAACAGGGCTGTAGGCGCAACATCATCACCCTTTTCAGGCAAGCAAAGAACTCAAGAGTTTGACTTTGTAGGCTGGGAAGGAACAGCCAATCTTCCGCCAATGAACAGGACGCAAGCCGTTGAATGGCAAGCGTTTTTGTTAGAATGTATAGGATCAACAAACTTTTTTAATTTTATAGACCCTGATGCTAAAGACCCAGTAGGAACATACAACGGAGGTTATCTGGCGGGGGAAATACGAGTTGATAGTGGGACTAATGTCTCTAGCGCAACCTTGAGTTTTGCCTCAAGCGGCAGTCAAATAACATCAAGCTCAGATATATTTGATGGTCTAATAGTAGGGGATTACATAACTATTGCGGGAGCTAATAACGTACCCAACAATGGCACTCACAAGATAACAACCAAAACATCTGACTCTGTAATCGTTGTAAATAGCACTCTAACAACAGAAAACAGTACATCAGGATGCTCTGTAAAGCAGAACATTAAAGGCTCTGAAGCTTTATCTCTTGCGGCCTCTGGAAACTCAAACACAGGCACAATTAAAAAGGGCGATTTCTTAGCCATATATTCAGGAGCAGCCGCACTATCCCCTAGAGTGCAGCTTGTTATGGCAACCTCTGACGCTACAGAAACAAGCCAAAGCGGTTCACCGAATCATTACTCTGTATCCATACAACCAAAGCTACGATCTGATCTAGCAAACACTCATTACGTTGGTTTTAGCAGCACTTACAACCAATCAAGGTTTAGATTGGCTGAAAATGCGGTTACATGGAGCGCCAATCAAGTAAGCCTGTACGGAATTAGTTTAGCTTTTACCGAGGTAATCTAATGGCTAGCAGGGCAGGGATTGACACCAAAACAGCGCTGCGTCTGGCGCAAGATCATCAAGAAATTAAGTTTGCGATTAAGGCAGAATTTGATACGGACACCGTAAGAATACATTCTGGCTTGGATAACTTAATCATAAACAGCGAGACATATGAAGGTGCGGGTACACTTTTATCCATCTCAGATGTAGAGGATACCAAAGAATTAAAAAGCTCTGGCGTTACCTTTCAGCTATCCGGCATGGATGCAGACGTTTTAGGGTATGCTCTAACAGAGAACTACCAAAACAGACCAGTTACCTTGTTCATGGCCTTCACCTCTGGAGGCACTAATATTGTTGATGGCTACCTAACTCTCTACAAGGGCAGAATGGTTCAGGCAGATATAACTGATAGTACAAGCGGAGCAACGATTACGCTGCAAACAGAAAACAGGCTAATTGATTTAACTAGACCTTCAAATATTCGGTATACAAAAGAATCCCAACAATACCTGTATGACGGGGATACCTCATTAGATCAGGTGGCAAAAGTAAACCAGATGCAAATATATTGGGGAAGAAAAGGTGTTGGCGGCGGTGGTTCTGCTCCTCCTAATTTTGGCAACACTGATTTTGATGCTATGGAAACCTTTGAAAAGAGAGGTGGTGACAGATAAAAAAGCTTGAAGATTGGAAAATAAACCTTCATCTCTTTTTGGCTCAACATAAAGATTACGGCTTTGCGTGGGGTACTTGGGATTGTTGTAGATTTACTAATGCGGCGGTTCTAGCCATGACGGGAGAACATCTAGTTCCAAAAGAGCTAAGATGGAGCGACAAGAAAACAGCCATAGAAGTAATCAGGAAGAACGGGAATAACTTTTCTGCTCTGGTAAAAGTGATAGCTTTAAGGGCTGGGCTTGAACCCATAGAAAAGCCGCAGCTAGGAGATTTAACAATCTACAAGAAAAAGGATTTTGCTGTGGGTATATATGATGGGTTTGTTGTACGAGCGCCATCAGACAAAGGAACAGCGGCAGTGGATAAATTTTATATTACAGAGAGCTTTAGAATAAAGTGAAAGCAATAAAAACAGCGCTTATCGCGGCAGCAGTCACAGCCGTAACCGTGTTTACTCTCGGCACATTTGGTATGACTGCACCACTTATATTTGCAAAAGGCACAGTATTAGGTGGGTTTCATGTCGCTTTGCAGTATGCCGTTGTTACAGCGGTTGGAACTCTGGTATCTGCTGGCGTTGGAATGCTTACAAGTAAAGGTGTCAGTGCAACAAAAGGTAATTTTGGAACTAAGCTGACAGGCCGCGCAGCGCAAGCTCCCAGACAAATAGTTTATGGTAAGTGTCGTGTAGCCGGAACTATCGTAAAGATGAACACAAGCGGCACAGAGAACAATAAGCTGCATATGGCTATAGTTCTAGCGGGGCATGAGATACAAAGCCTAGAAGCGGTTTATTTAAACGATATTCTGCTGACAACAAGCTCCGCAACTACAAGCGGGGAAACAGTCTTTACTGTAACCAACTCTGATTTTACTAATACTGACAACGATAACTCATTTGGTAGTGGTCGTTTAATAAGGTTTACCTTCCATGACGGTAGTCAGACTGCGGTTGATGGTTTGGCTGCGGCCTCACTTTCAAGCGATTACCCTGCAACAGCCAAGTTTCAGGGAATGGCTTACGTCTATATGGAGCTAATATACGACCCAGAAAAGAACGGGCAACTCCCCGCCTTATGGTTTGAGGTTAAAGGAAAGAAGGTTTTTGATCCAAGAGATGACTCAACGGCTTGGTCGGCTAACCCAGCACTCATAATTAGAGACTATCTAACAGATACAACCTATGGGTTAAAAGCGGTTGCAAGCGAGATAAATGATGGTAGTGGAAGCACAGTCGGAAGCTTTCATAAGGCTGCTGATATTTGTGATGAATCAACCTCTGTGCCTAATGCAAATCTGACAACCCATACGGTTACTGTTGCTGGGGGTAAGTTTGTAATAGATGGAACTTCTCAGGCATCACTAACACTCACAGAGGGAAACACTTATAAGTTTGACCAATCTAATAACACCAACAGTAACCACCCGCTAAGATTCTCGGCCACATCAGACGGAACTCATGGGGGCGGATCACAGTACACGACAGGGTTCACGACTAGCGGCACTGCCGGAAGTAGCGGGGCTTATGTTCAGATCACTGTCGCAACAAGCGCTCCGGCTCTTTATTACTACTGCGCAAACCACTCTGGCATGGGAGGAAGCGCTGCTACGCCTTCTGGATCATCAGAAACCAGATATACGGCTAATGGGTTTACTAACGCCTCTGCGTCAGGAGAGGGGATTCTGGAGGGTTTTTTAACCTCTTGTGCGGGTGCTATCTCTTACACTAACGGCCAATTTAACCTCTTTGTGGGCGGTGACCAATCAACCAGTTTAACCATCACGGACGAGGATGTTCTTGGGGATATAAGCATCTCCACTAAAGCTGGCAATGGCGAAATGTACAATACCGTTAAATCAATATTCGTAGATGCCAGCGCAAAGTATGAAGCAATGGAAGCGCCCGTCTATGAGAACGCTACTTATCTGGCAGCGGATACCCCGTCTGGAGAGTCATCAGCTAACTATAAAAAATTACTAGAGCTTCAGTTTCCCTTCACATCTACACAGACTATGGCTCAAAGGCTTTCGGCAATAGTCTTGGATAGACAGAGGCAGACATCAACAATTTCGTTACTCACTACGATTGAGTATTTAAAGTTACAACCTAGCGATTGGGTTAATGTAACGAATACAAGAATGTCCTATAACGCTAAGACGTTTGAAGTGCAATCCACAGAACTTCAGTTCGCAGAGCAAGATGGCAACGTGTTTGCAGCAACCAGACTGACGTTACAGGAAATAGATACAACGATATATGACTACTCTGCAGGAAGCTATGTGGATGTTGTTGCAGAGGGTGGCAATGTTAGCGGAGGAAGCCTAGCTATCAGCGCTCCAACCAGCCTAGCTCTTACGCAGATTACCAATCAAGAAGGAACGACAGCAAAAATATCAGTCAAGATTGCTTGGACAAACAATGCTAATGACGCAATACAAGGCACAGAAATATCATATAGGTTAAGCACAGATGGAGCGAATGACTACAAAACGGCGGGGATTGCGGGAAAAGGAGAAACCAGTGTAACCTATGAAGGTGGCGTTGTAGGAAAACAATACTATGTCAGGGTTCGGCATTTTGCTTTTGATAATGTTTACAGCGCTTATACAAGCCCTGCAAATATCACTATTGCTGAACCAGACACTATCAGCGCACCCACATCTGTTTCTGCATCAACAGGAAGGGCCGGATTCATTGAAATTGGATTCACAGCCCCCGCAGTAGATAGTGTAATCAAGGTAAACATCTATTACAGCACTTCTAGCGGCTTCACGCCCGCCTCTGGCAATTTATTAACATCCGTAGGGGTAACTAAGAGTTCTGTCAGGAAACACGCTGTAGGCATCTCAAGCGGCCTAGCTTACGGGACTACTTACTACTTCAAGCTCAAGGCAGAGAACAGCTACACAACAGAGTCATCTGCCTCCTCTGAGGTATCTGGAAGCTTTACGCAAACAGCCGCAGCGGATATAGCAGATGCAACACTTACCGCAGCCAAGTTTGCTTCTTCCATTGAGCCTGTGACTATTGTTAGCTCCGTCCCTTCGTCTCTGGGTACTCAAAGCATCTATAACACTGGTGATAACCAACTTTACCAGTGGAATGGGTCATCCTATGTGGCTTTGGGTGGAGTCTCTAACTTCTCACAATTATCAGGAACCGCTAGCACAGCACAGATAGCCAACCTAGCGATTACTACAGGAAAACTTGCTGATGCGGCTGGTACGGCTGCCAAGATTGCCACCAATGCTATCACTGCTACCAAAATATCAGACGGCGCTATAGAAACCGCCAAGCTAGCGGCTGGCGCTGTGACCGCCGCTAAAATAACGGCAGGGACAATAACCGCGTCAGAAATTGCAACCGGAACAATAACGGCTACACAACTTGCAGCCGGATCAGTAACAGCCGGAAAAATAGATGCGCTTGCTGTATCAGCGGGGAATATAGCATCTAGCGCCATAACTGCCGGAAAGATATCAGCCGGAGCAGTTGGCGCATCTGCTATAGCGGCTAATGTGATTACTGTAGACAAGCTAGCATCCAGTAGTGGATCTATTGCTACAGGGTTGCTTTTTGGATTAGGTGGTGGAGCTACGATTAATAGCATTCAAGCTGCTGTCGTTGGCGAAAGCTCTTCATCAAGTAAAACTGGAGGAATATTTACTTCAAGAGCATCACCTATAGGGTTGGCGGCTGGAAACACAGGGCAGGGTAACGGTGATTATGCCGTTGTTGCATATGGAGGACTTGGGTATAGCGGAGGTAATTATACACAACAAAATGCTACAGGGACGCTAGGAGTCGGTACTGCTGGAGGATATTTTAATCACGGAGGGTCTAGGGATGTTTATTTAGCGGATAGCACTTACTCAGTAAATGCTACGGGAAATATTTATACAGCCGGATCATACCTTCCCTTCACTGGCGCTCACGAATCTGTATTAGCCAACTCTGAAACCATAGAATTAGGGGACATAGTGGTTGATGCCTCTGTGGTTGATAAGAAAGGATTATCAGATGTAGTTACGAAAGTGGAAGCCTCTAGCTCCGCGAATCAAAAGACTGTGCTTGGCGTTTATGCGGAAGATGCGCCCTCTGAGTATGTATCACCAACTTTATCAGATGAAAGTACAGTTGAGGATGAGGTTTCAGGGGTAAGCAGAAAAGAATATGCCCTGAAAAGTGAACATGAATCATTAATGGAAGATCACAAAATTGTTTATATCAATGCGGTTGGCGAGGGTTTAATTAATGTCACTGGTGAGTCTGGAAACATATCTGCCGGAGATTTAATAGTTACCTCAAGTACCTCTGGAAAGGGGATGAAGCAATCGGATGATATAATCAGAAGTTACACCGTTGCTAAAGCAAGAGAAGATATAAGCTTTGACAACGCCTCAGATACAGGTCAGATAGCCTGTATTTACCTTTGCGGATAGGTTTCACATGAAACGTCGGAGGAAGCATGAAACTAGGTGGATTACTCAAGTCTTTAGCCCCAACAATAGCTAGCGCTGCGGGTGGCCCTATGGCGGGAATGGCCGTCAAGATGGTAGCCAAGAAATTAGGTTTACCAGAAACAGCAACGGCCAACGAAATAGAAGACCTTGTTGAGCGCGAACCAGAAAAAGCGGTAATGATTAAAGAGGCCGATAAAGACTTTAAAAACAAAATTAGAGAGATGGAGATTGATCTGGAGTCTTTTAAGACTGAGGTTCAAGACCGTCAACACGCCAGAGAAACTTTTAAAGATGATTGGACGCCTAAAGTTTTTGGAGTGTTGGCTCTACTTCTTTATGGAGCTTACGTTTTAACGGTGACCATAATGCCTCACGATCAGAATGACGAAACTATCATCTCACTCGTATTAGGCCAGCTATCAGGAATTCTAGGCACGATGGCGGCATTTTGGTTCAGCGGGTCACAGTCAAAGTAAGGGGAAGGCATGGATAATTTAATTAAAATGCTTAGGCAGCATGAGGGTGTTATGACTCATGTTTATCGTGATACCGAGGGGTTAGAGACTATAGGCGTTGGTAGATGTATTGCTGACGGCTCTCTAGGCTT